TTTAAAGTAGACCGCCCACCAATTAATGATTTAACAGGTTGGTCAAAACTCCATGCAAACTATGTATCTAAGGAAGCTTTATGATTGATATATCTACTCTTATATCTCGCCTTCAAGCTACAACAGCGTATACTGTGACTCATGCGAGAGCTAAAGAACCTGATTTAACTGATGCAGATAATCTACCAATAATTTACATTGGTTATAGTTCTGTAACATCTAAGAATCCAAGCGCACCTATAGAACATGATTTATATAACATGTATGGTGAGGACTTAGTACAAAGTTTTGATATACATATAGTTTGTAAGCAAGCTGACCTTGTAACTATATGGAAAAATGTTTATAAAAACTTGATTGGGTACTACCCTGTAGCTACTGAAGAAAGTCATACAGGTTTAACGTATTCTCAAGGTGGTGTAGTAGGCATATCTAATGACAATCTATGGTGGTTAGATAGATATAATATTGGTTTTCCAACCGTAGCAGTTTAATTTTTAACATAGGATATAAAAGATATGGCCGTAATTAAGTTTCACGAAAAGAATATAGCTCTATTTGCTAAGATAGAGTCTAGCGTTGGTACGTATAATGCTCCAGCAGCCTTAGACGCTATTGCAGCGACAAGTTTGACGGGGTCTGTTACATATGAAACAGGTGCTAATGTTTATGTAGGTGATGACCTTTCTAGGGATGAATTTACCTTTCAAAAAGATAGTTATGCAGATGTGCAGTTAGAAACCTTGCAGCAAGTATTAGGTACTTTGAATGGTTCATTAGCTGTAGTAGATGCCCCTTTATCAGAACCTTTACAAGCTTGTGGAGCTAATATTACTGTACTAGCTTCAGCTAATGCTGGAAGACCTGCTGGTACTGTTATTTATGACAATGCTACTACTAATAATAGCTCTTTAAGTATTGATTATAGAAAAACATCTCCTGATGATACTTTAGATGCTAATGGCAAACCAATTAACCAAAAACTTATTAAGTTTACTGCTTGTCGTGGTAGTGTTGATCTTGCCGCTTCAGTAGGTATTGTACCAACTTTAAAGTTTAACTTTAAAGGTAATGCTGCTAATCCTATTCAAGCTCCTACAATTTCACCTAACTTTGGAGCACAAGTTTCCTTAGTTGCATCTACAGTTCGTATGAGTTCTGTTGTGTCAGCTAAGATTGCTCCTGCAATGGCTATTACATCTATCTCAAGAACTGCTACTACGGCTACTGTAGTTGGTGTGTTCACAGGTTTAACAACTGGAGATACTGTTACTATTTCTGGTGTTACTGGCCTTGCTGCCGATGTTCTGCTTTATAATGGTACATTTACAATAGCTTCTGCTACAGGCACAGGCTTTACTTATACTATGACAGGTACTCCTACTGCTGCAAGTGCTTTAGGTTCACCAATGTTATCCCATGATACTAAAGAGAAAGATTTTGCTTTTAGTTCTTTAACTGCTTCTAACTTCTTTGGCTTTGATTTTACACGTTATGTAACTTCAGTAGAAGAAGGTTTTGCTAAAGGTGCTGTGCCTACTGATGTTTCTTTGACAATGTTGGAAGATAAAGCTCCAACTATCGCTATTACATCTTTAACCTCAACTACCACTTTAGCAACTGCTGTAGCCGCTGGTCATGGACTTAGCGCAGGTAATTCTGTTACTATATCAGGGGCAACTGGTGCAGGAGCAGCTAACTACAATATCACTGTTCTTGTTACTGCTGTTACTACAACTACCATAGCAAACGATACCTTTACTTATGCTATAACTACATACACTGGTTCCGCTACAGGTACTCCTATTGTTGTTAATAATAGTGCTACTAACTTTGACCCTGATTCAAATATCTCAAACTTCTTTGCTATTAAATTGAAATTTGGTACTGGTGCAGGTAAGTATGTAACATATCGTTGGAATAAACTACAACTATCTAATGCTAAAGAAGGTAAGGTAGGTAGTTATTTTGGTCGGGACGTTACCTTTAGAAATACTGGGAAATCTTATTTAATTTTAGAATAAACTTTCTGGAGGGTTAATAGCCCTCCTTTTTTGTAACTATAGAGGACTCTATATCATGGCTTTAAAATTGTATGTGCGTTTACAAACTCCAGTAATTGAATTAAAAGTATCTGCGAGAGATATTAGCGGTACTAAAGATTCTATCCTTGTTGGGTTTAAAAGATACCCTGTTTCAGAAGCTCAGGTTAAAATAGCTGAACTCCAAGATATTTGGAAAGATTTAAGTGAATCATCCGATACCCCTGATACTAAAAAGTTTGATAACTTCTTAAAAAATCAAATTGTTTATATTAAAGGTTTTGAAGGTGAAACGCAAGATAGTACAGATGGTACTACTAAGAAACTCTCAGTTGCGGATACCCGTACTGTCAAACCTATTGAGACTCTTTGGGATACTCCTGAAGAATGTTTAGTCGTCCTCCTAGATAGTTTCTTAGAGTGCGCCCCCATTAGAGTCTCTCTTCAAACTGCTTTATCGCAAGCCTTAGTTAATGCTGACTACTCTGACGCAGAAACAAAAAACTAATAGAAGCTGGGGAAGCTCTAGGTAAACTAGCTAGGGCTTCCCAACATGACCAAGAGATAAAGAAAGTAGTAGATAAAGAAGATGAATTTGCTACTGCCTTTCCTGGGTTAAGTTTTTCAGACGATGGTATTGAGATAGACGAAGAAGATATAGAAGAGTTTTTATATCTTTGGGAGGGGAATAAGGACTTATTTGAGATATATAAGATCGTTAGGAACTATCTATCTGAATATCATATTATGGATACAGCTATTCTCATAGAGTTAGCAAAAGAATTTAATTTAAAAGTTAGCAAGGTTTTGGTAAATTTACCCTACATCCATTCAGGATACTTAAATATTATATTGGAAGATACTAATGGCAGAACAGAAACTAACGATTAAATTAAATATAGATACAAGTGATAGTGCGAAACTTGCAACTGTAACTACACAAGTAGTAAATCTAGCAGAAACTACTAAAAAAGCTTATGATAATTCTTCTGGAGCATTAAACAGGCTTAATGAATTAGATACTGTAAGACTATCTCTCATAGCTCAACAAGAAGCTGCATTAGCTCGTACTTCAGGGATTATTGAACGAGCTAATGTAGCTATTACTTCTGGAGCTAGAGGAGCTAATTTAGGTTTACAAAATTCCATAAATTCAGCTAAGAAACTTACTGAAACTTATGCAACTACTATACCTATACTACAAGCTGTAGAGAGAGAAATTAATAAGATAGTTGAAGCTAATAGGAAAGCTGCTTCGGATTTAGCTAAGAATATGAGTCAAGGTTCCTTCATACCTAGACAATCTTCACAGATACGAGGAGATATATCTTCTGGTATGACAGCTTCTGGGCAAGCTTCTTCTCAAGCTAATCAACTAGCTAGAGAACTAGTAGAGCAACAAAGATATTTTTCGTCTATTGGAACTTTAAATGAAGCTTATACAACACAGTATCTTAATGGAATAAGACGAAGAGAAGAAGCTGAAAGATTATCTATGAGAGCTACTCAAGCTGATTACGAGAGGCTCTTTGGTTTACAAGGTAACTTAGCTCAACGTATGAGTCAGGGTTCAACTATCCCAAGACAAAACTCAGAAGTGCGTGGTAGTATCTCTGCTGGCATGTCTTCTGCTGGTAATCAAGCTGCACAAGCAACTAGAGAGGCAACTACAGCCCTTAACCAACATGCTAATGCTTCTAGAAATGCAGAAGACGCTCATAGAAGTTTAGTTACAAGAATTGTAGAAGGGGTTTCAATCTATCGAGTCTATAATACAATCTTAAATACTATTTCTAATTCAATAAGAAGCATCCCTAAGATTGGTATTGAGTTAGATGCTACTAGAGCTAGTTTAGAAGCTACGGTAGGTTCAGGTTCCTTAGCTGAGAGTGCTTTAAAAGGCTTAAAAGAAGAAGCCTTACGTACAGGTATTGAGATTGGCGTATTAAGAGAATCTTTTAGAAGTTTCCAAGCATCTACAAGTCTAGCAGGAGCTACTTTAGAATCTACTTGGCATATGTTTACTAACTTAAATACTGTCATAACAGGACTACATTTAAGTACAGCCAAAGCTAATGGTATTTTCTTAGCTATGGCACAGATATTTAATAAAGGTAAGGTACAATCAGAAGAACTTGTTAAGCAACTTGGTAACTTACTTCCTGGTGCTTTTGCATCTATGGCAGCATCTATAAAAAATTTAGATGGTACTATAGGTATAACAGGGGAAGAACTTTCTAGACGTATGAAAGCTGGTATAGTTACAGCACAAGATGTTATGGAGAACTTTACTGAATACATGAAAGTTAGATTTAGCCCTTCTTTTGAGTTAGCTAGTCAAGGTCTTAATTCTAATATTGGCAGGATGCAAAATAGTTTTACTTACTTAGGTGAAGCTATTTATGCTTCTACAAGTGGGCCAATGGTTACTTTCACTAAAGGAGTAACCTCTATGACAAACTACCTAACTGCTGCTGTAGAAGGTACTAATGATTTTGGAAAGTATCTAAAAATCCTAGGTAATATTATAGAGAGTCTTACTTTAACTGTATTAGCTGGGTATATTAAAGGTCTATTTACTGCTACAGTAGCTTTAGATGCTATGGGCGTTGCTACAGTTAGAGCTTCTGCAGCTGCAAGAGGTTTCCAAGCTGCCTTAGCTTTCCTCTCAGCTCCTACTGCCTTAATAGCTGGTATAATCTCTATAGGTATTCATATAGCTGGAGTAATGAGAGAAGCAGAAAGCTTAAATACCAGAATACAAGCTTTAAAAGATGCGGAATTTAAACAAGCTAAAGCAGATACCCCAGCACTAAAATTGCAGCTAAGTATAGACGAAGACCCTACAGTTAAAGCTGCTGATAGAGATATAGTAGAACTACAAGCTAGGATAGATAAATTAAATGAGTTTAAAGTTCCTGTAGGTAAGTCTTATGATAAGCTAAGAGAGAAACATCTTGAAGAAGTAAGAGTAGAAAATACAAGGATGCTAACCCTTGAGAATACTAGAAACTCTGCTATAGAAGCTGCTACTGTTGTACATAAAAGTCAGCAATTAGAAGAAGATAAGAAGTTTAATCAGCTAAGTATATCTGCTGCTGCTGCTAAAGAGGAAGCTATACTTGCATCTAAGATAGCTGCTGGAGATCATGCAAAGTCTGCTCAAGAAGCTTATAATACTGCTATACTAGAATCAGAAAAAAGAAACCTAGCTAATATTAATGCCCTTGAACAAGCTAAAACTAAGATAGGTAGTGCAAATACCCCTAAAGAATTAGAGAATCTAAAAGTAATTAATGAATCTTTAGAAAGATTTAAAGAAGGAACTAGAAGAGATGGTGACGCGGCTAGAGAAGCTTGGGAAAATGCTCAACTAGCTAAAACTAAGAAAGGAACTTCAGAGCTAGATAAAGTTAGAAAAGATGGTTACGCAGAAGAAAAGTTCATTATGCAAGATCATAAAAGGGAAAATGATATAGCTTCTGCTGATGATGATAATAGATATAAGCTTAACCTGATTTCTATTAAAGACTATTACGCTAATAAGAAGTTATATATAGAAGCTGATGCTGCCTTTGCGGTAAGTTCTGCTCAAAGAAACCTAGATGCAGCTAATAAAGGTGGTAAGGCTAGCGAAGTTAATAAAGCTAGAGCAGAGTTAGAAAAAGCTAAGGATGAAGGAGCTTTAAAACAAACTCAAAATCGTAATGCTGAAAAAGTTGATATAGATACTATACAAAGAAAGTATATAGAAGCTGAAGCAACTTACTTAGAGTCTCAAGGTAAGATGCAGGAAGCAGCTAATAGGAGATTGCAGGCTAATCCTGAGATAGAACTATTTAAAGCTCAGAAAACTGCTGCCGGAGAATTAGCTGCTAGTCAACTTGAATATGCTGATAAGATTAAAACTGTAGAAGGTGAGATTAACTTACTTAGACAAGATAGGTTAATGCAAGATAAGGCTTATTCACGAGAACTAGAGAGAATTAATATTCTAGTATCTACTGGTGGTATGTCTAAACTTACTGGTATGAGAGCACAGGATAAAGCTACAGATAAACAAATAGCAGGGCTTAAAGAAACAATCAGGTTAGAAAATGAAAAGATAAAACTTGTACCTGAAAACTCAGGTAAGTCTGCTACTATCTTAAAGATACAAAAAGAAGGCCAAGCGGCTAGGGATGAACTCTTTAAGTTAGAAGCTACAGGAAGTAGTGTAGCTAATATGTTTAGTGATGTTCTTGGTAGTGCTTTCGATCAGCCATTTGCTAATCTAGTTCAAGGTACTATGACAGCTAAACAAGCCTTTGCCTCATTCTCTAGTGCTATACAAGCTGAGATTATGAAGATAGTTGCTGCTGAAGTTAGAAGTGCTATTATAGGTTCTGTATTGAAACCTTTGATTGGTGCTGGGTTATCTGCTTTAGGTGGGGCTATGAGTGGAGTATCAGGACTATCTGGTTTTGGTGGTTATTCAGGAGTTCCTCTACAATCTGCAATTAACCCTGCTGCTAATGGTGGAGTTTTCTCAGGCGCAGGTATCTCTTCTCATTCAGGAACTATAGTATCTTCTCCTACTTTATTTCCTTTTGCTAAAGGTACTGGACTTATGGGAGAAGCTGGCCCTGAAGCTATCTTACCATTAAAGAGAAATTCTCAAGGAAAGTTAGGTGTTAGTTTAGATAAAAGTGGACACGGAGCATCGTCAGGTGGTATAATAATTCAAAATCTATCTGTTAATGTTCAAGAAAAAGAAGGTTCAACTTCTCAAGAACAGGCTAAACTTATAGGAGAGACTATTAAGATGCAACTCAAAACTTTAATGCAGCAAGAATTAGTTACTTCTAGTAGATCAGGTGGAACACTAAACCCAACATCTATGGTAGCATCTTTCTAAAGGATATTTATGACAGCTCCAGTATTACCACTTCTAGGTAAGATAACAAATGAATCTTCTAAGACTTCTAAAAATAGAATCTTAGAAGCTCAGTTTGGTAATGGTTATAGACAAGTAGCTAAGGATGGAATAAACTCGACTATAGATACTTGGTCATTACAATTTAGTCCTTTATATGGAACTGACTTAACAACTATGCAAACTTTTATCTCTACGGTAGGGGTTACTGTTTGGTTTACCTGGACTCCTTTAGGCGAGTCAGTAAGTAAGAAATGGCGAATAGATAAAGATAGTATTAAAACTACATTAATTAACACTACTAAATTTATCTATTCTTTTTCTATAACTCAATGTTTTGATCTAGGAACCTAATATGTCAGATATAACCATTGAAGGTAATAAGCTTAGTCCTGATACTTATGTTGAATTGTTTGATTTTGATGCAAGTTATATTGGAGGTACAACAAGTTACTATACTAACACTCCTACAGGTGGCGGAGTTACCCCATTAGTTTGGAGAGGAAATTCTTACTATCCTTTACCTTTTCAGCTAACTGGTGTAGAAACTAGAGGAGATGGTACTGCCCAATCAAGACCTCAAATAGCTATATCTAATGTAGACCAGTTCTTAATGGCAGCTATTTTAAGTCTTGGTGATTTGGTTGGTATGAGAGTTACTAGATGGAGGACTTTCTATAAATATCTTGATGTAGGGAATACTCCAACTCCTCCTAGCCCTAATACTCTTATGTATTTTCCATTAGAGACTTGGATTATAACTAAGAAGATAGCTCAGTCTAAGAATGGTATACAACTTGAAATGAGTAGTCCTTTAGATAGACCTGGGCTTAAGCTACCTAGGAAACAAATACTTCGTGATGGAGTTAATGGATTTCCTGGTGTATCAAGGCTTAGGTTAAGATAATGAAAAATATAGAAGAGTTTAAAACTTATGTCTTATCGAAGTATCCAGAAGAAGCCTGTGGGGTCATAGTTGAGGAGGTATTCTACGCTAAAGAAAATATCCATCCCTCACCTTTAGACAATTTTATGTTTTCTCAAGAAGATACTGTAAACCTTCTTGATATAGATTATTCTATAATTCATTCACATACAGCTAATAGTTTTAAGGTTGACCCAAGGACACCTTCATTTGAAGATATGGTAGGTAGGGAAAATACGCAAGTACCTTGGGGAATAGTTCATTGTGATGGTGAATCGGTAACAGATATTTTATATTTTGGACAAGTCAATACTGAAAAACTCGTTGGCAGGGATTATATAAGTAATGTATTTGATTGCTTTACTCTTGCTAGAGATTTCTTCTATAAAGAGTTTAGTATTGATATAGGTTTACATCCTAGACCCTCTGATTGGGAAGAATGGAACCCTCACTATATAAGTCATAACTACTCTAAGACTGGTTTTACCGAACAAACCGGAGAATTAGAATTTGGGGATATTCTATTATTTTCAATTTCGAGTAGACAAATTAACCATATTGGTATATACTTAGAGCCTGATAAATTCATTCACCACCTGCATAGTAGAAAAAGCTCAGAAGATTCTATAAGTAGATGGTCTAAACACTTAGTTAAAACTATTAGATTGGTTAAATAATGGAACAGAAACTATATAAAGTAAACTTTCATGGTAAGTTAGCTAAAGATTTTGGTAAAGGAACTTATGAAGTTATGGGAGTACATTTAAAAGATGTATTCTCAGGACTTAGCTCTAGATTTGGACAAGCATTTCAAGACACTATAGTTAATGGTTCTTGGCATATAACAGCAGGTAAAAGAAAGAAAACTCGACTTAATAAAGATGATAATTTCCTATCAGAAGAAGTTGTTGAGTTTCCGATAGATAGTGATGAACTTCATGTATTCCCTGCTATTATTGGTGCTGGAGGTAAAGGGGTAGGGCAGATTATTCTTGGAGTTATTCTTATTGTTATTGCTGTTGTTGTTACTATCTTTTTTCCTCCTGCTGGTGCTGCTATCGCTGGTACTATTGGTGGCGTAGGTTATAGTGCCGCAGCAGCTTCGTTAGCTATAGCTGGTGTAATGTCTATTGCTGGTGGTATTATGGCTATGATGACTAAAGCCCCTACTATGGGGGATTATACTTCAGCAGCCGCAGTAGACCAAAGACCTTCTTTCCTATTCAATGGTGCAGTTAATAATACAGAACAAGGAGTACCAGTCCCTTTAGTTTATGGTAGACATTTAACTGGTTCAACTATTATAAGTGCAGGTATGGACGTGGAACAAATATAATGAGTAAATACTATAATGAAGATTATAAAGATTTCTTTATTGAAGAGCTTATAGATACAGAAGTTATTGCCGGTTCTGGTGGTGGTGGGTGTTTCCCAGCCGGAACTCTAGTACGTACTGCTCATGGAACTAAACCCATAGAGACTTTCCTACCTGGAGATATGATTCTAGCATATGACAGGTTTGGTGAGGTAGACTTTGCCTTAGTTTCTAACCTCCATATTCATAAGAAAGAAACGTATCTTGACGACCTTTACTATATCTATGCAGGAGAAGTTTCTCTCTTCCCTTTAGGTATAACAGGTAATCATGCAGTCTTTGATCTAGTATCTAATGAACATAAAGAGATTTCTGAATTTAAAATTGGAGATAAGGTTTTAAATCTAGCTGGTTTGGAAGTAGAGATAACAGCTATAGCTATAACTCCTAATGCTGATTTAGCTAGTGACTTCGCAGTCTATAACTTAACTGTAGAACCTCAACATACTTTCTTAGTTGGTTCAGATAAAAGTTGGGTAAGAGTTCACAATGGTGGCGGAGGTAAAAGTGGTGGTGGTGCGGCTCATGCTGCCCAAGAAGCTCCTAACACACTTAGAAGTTCTTCTATAGCTAAGGTTCTCGAAGTATTATCTTATGGCCCAATAGTAGGTGTTAATGGTGGAGCTAAAGGTATTTATTTTAATAATACTATAGTTCAGAATCCTGATAATTCATATAACTTTAATGGGGTAACTTATCAAGAAAGAACTGGGACCCCAAGCCAAACTTTTATTCCTGGGTTTAATAGTATAGAATCCGAAGTAGTATTAACCGGGACAGTTGTTACTGTAGCTGCACCAGTTACAGAGCAATTACCTGATACAAATATCTCTGTGGTTAGGGCTACAGTTAGACTTAATGAAGGTCTATGGGCGCAAAATACTTCTAATGGAGACTTAAATGGGTATACCGTTAGCTATCAAATTGCATATAGAACTAGCTTACTTGGGTCTTGGAATACGGTAGTAAACAAAACTATCTCTGATAAATCAACAACTCCTTATGAAATAGCTCATAGAATATCTGCTCCCTCTGGTAGTTTTATACATTCAATCCGAGTCACTAGAATAAGCCCAGATGACACTACCTCTGCGACTAAATCTATTATATCTTTTCCTAGACTCACAGAAATTATAGAAGAAGTTAAAACTTATAATAATATAGCTTTATCGGGTATTACTATACCTGCTAGTTCTGTAGGAAATCAGATACCTACTAGAGCCTATGATGTTAGTGGTATTATGGTTAAAGTTCCGGCTAACTATAACCCAATAACTAGAGCTTATTCAGGTTCCTACTGGAGTGGGGCTTTTGCTGGGCCAGTAGCTTGGACAGATAATCCTGCATGGATATTATATGATCTTATAACTAATACTGACTATGGAATGGCTACATTTCTAAACCAGCCAATAGATGTAGATATATTTAGTTTCTTTGAAGCTGCAATGTATAATGACTGTGTAAGTTGGAATGGCTCAGCTTATACAACCTCTTTAATTACAGATGGTAACGGTGGTACTGAAGTTAGGTATAAATTTAATGCAGTTATAGCAACTCAAAGTGATGCTTGGCAGCTACTTCATGCAGTAGCCTCTAATATGAGAGCCTTACTTGTAATGAAAGGAACTCAAATTTCTATCTTACAAGATAGACCAAGAGCTAGTTCTAAGATTATAACAACCTCTAATGTACTTGATGGCCTATTTCTTTATGCTGGAACTGAAGTAACTTCTCGTGGCACAGCGATAAACTGTACTTTTAATAATCGCCTTGATAGATATTTACCACGAACTATCACTGAGCAAGATAATATATCTATAAGTAAGTATGGTTATAATGTAAAAGACATAGTAGCCTTTGGTTGTGTTGATGAAAGTCAAGCAAGGCGTATGGCTAAGTGGGCATTATATACTGAGATACATCAGCCTGAATCAGTTACTTTCTCTATGGCTTTAAACATAGTTGATATGGCTGTAGGTCAAGTTGTTTCAGTCCTTGATGAAAACTATATCTCAGATACTAATACCTATGCTACGGGGAAGTTAGTTAGTGCTTTAGGTACTACGGTTATCTTAGATAAACCTATTACCATTTCTGCTGGAGTTACTTATACCTTTGGCTTAATGTCTTTAGACTATAGTGAAATTATTAGCTATTCTATTACTACAACAGCAGCAGTAGATATAATAACATTAACTTTAGGTTCTGCTGTAGCTGCTGGAGATTATACAAACTATGATTATTTCTGCTACTCAACAGGTACACCTAATCCAGAAACATACCTAATCCAATCCATTGCTGAAAGTTCTCATGGAATTTATGCTATAACTTGTATTAAATATGATGGGGCTAAGTATGGTATTATAGAACTTGGTTTATCCGCTATACCTCCAGTTTATAAAGTACCTTTCGCTTCCTCTTTACCTGCTGTTACTAATATAACTTTTAATGAAGTCTATATGAATGACGGTATAGCAAGCCATAACTATATTGGAGTTAATTGGTTATGGGATAGCATTGCTAAAGAAATATCTACAATAACTCATGTTGGCGCAGTAGCTACAGTAACTTCTATAGCTCATGGTTATGTTAATGGAAATTCTATCTCTATCTCAGGGATTGTTAATGAAGTTCTTTATAATGGCATATTTAAAATAGATGGGGTTACGGCTAATACTTTTACCTATACTATGAGTGGTACTCCTTCGGCTAATGCAATCGTCGTTGGTTCTATTTTTGCAGTAAAAGACCTTCATACTTCTAAAGATGTAGTTACTTATAACTTACGCTGGAGAAGGGACGGTAATGATTATCGAATAGTTACTAACCTAACCACTAAAGATTTTCATATACCTGATACAACTCCTGGGAATTATGAAATAACTATAGAAGCTATAAATCTTCAAGGTAAAAAATCTCTAGCAACTTATTCTACTTATGATTATAGAATCACGGCAGGAACATCTACTCTATTACCTCCTACAAACTTCTATGTTATTAATACAGTTGGAACCGTATTTACTGATACTCATATAGGGCTAGTTTGGTCTTATCCAGTAGCTAATGATACTAAGACAGATACCCTTTTAGACTATGTTTTAGAAACTTGGTATGGGTTAGAGACAACTCCTAGAAGAACTTATATCATAACTCCTGATATTGGAACTAAAGATGGAAGTTTTGACTACTCTCTTGCTAATAATATTAATGATTACGGAAGCCCAAGTAGAAGTGTTACTTTTAAACTATATTCAAGAGATATGGTCGGAGATAAATCTAATGCTTTAGCTCAGACTTTTACTAATGTCGTTCCAAGTCATAATAATTTTAGTTTTACTCTAGTTAATGGTTTAGCGAGTGCTTATTTACATATAACTCAATCTGTGGATGAACCAGATATTACTGGTTATATAGTAGCACAAAACTCGACAGCAACCTTAGTAGGTGCGGCCTTATCTGATGTTGGGCGGAATTTACTGCCTACATTCTCGGCGGCTGGGCCAATGTATTATGCTATTGCTGCTTATGATAGTTTTGGTAAGACAGGACTAGACTATTCATCTTTTATAGCTGGGAACCCTTTAAGTTTTAATGTTGATAGGTATACCTTTGCTGGTCTACATTTCACACCCAACTCACCTAGTGTTAATAGTATTACTTGGACAGCTTTTACAGTATCTAAGAATGGAAGTGCTATTTTAACATCTATAGCTACAGGGAATTTACCTTGGACTATAGGGCAGTTATATGTTTGTTATGATGATGCTACACATGCTGTCGTTAGTACTACTGATCTAGGTGTAGCTGTTGGCTATGCACAGGTACTTGCTACCTATAGAGGAGGAATTGATCTTGCTAGTGGTGATGGGAGTGCTTTTATAGACGGAGGCCAAGTTGTTGCTGGTTCTGTAGCTGCTAATAAATTAGTTGCACATAGTTTGACTGCGAATGAGTTATCTGTAAGTACAGCTGTTATATCTGTAGAAGCTCAGATAGGTGCTGCTGTTATTAATAATGCAGCTATTAAAGATTATATACAAAGTGCTAATTATAATGCAACAACCTTTAATGGCTGGAAGCTAGATAAAGCTGGAAATCTTACAAGTTATGGGGCTGTACGTCTATATGATGGATTAGGTAATACAGTTCTAAGTACAGGTACAGCAGCAGCTATTGAATGGGCCAAGGTTGCCGGTACTGGTAGACCTGCTAATAATGCCGATGTTACAGGTTCAAATATTGCCGCAGGAATAGCCGGACAAGGTATATTTGCTACAGCGGGACAAATAACACCAGCGAATGTTTCTACTTATATAGCAAATCTTGCTGTTAAAACTGCTCAGATAGATAATCTTGCTGTTAATACTTTGCAGCTAGCAGGTAATGCTGTTGGTTTCCAAATGCTTTTAACTCTTCCCGCCGTAAATTTTAGCGGGACTGTTGGAGCCTACGCAGTTACAGCGTGGGTAACTCTAGGCTCTATTAGTGTACCCATGTCTGGTGGAACAGCTAATAGCACTCTCTCTATAACCCCTAACTTTGTTTATGACGAACCTGTAAGTTATCCAAGTACGCTGCGAGTACAGATAATAGATTCCAGCAGTGTAATAGTATCACCTATAGGGTCATCAGTGGCATTTAATACTAACGTAACTAAGACTTATTATGTACGAGCTAGGGTTGATGCATCAGTTGTAGATTATGCTAGCGCTTATGGGATAACTATCTCTGGGTCATTAATATTTACAGGAGCAAAATCAAGTGTCTAACATTATTATTTATAATTCTACAGGTAAACTACTTCGGGCTATATTAGCTCCAGAATATATGCTGGAAGATCAATTAGAGGAGGGTGAATTTGGTGTAATAGCCTCAGCTAATTTGAATACAGATTATGTAGTATCAGGCTCTATCACAACCAGACCAACCCAAACAACCGCCCTGAGTAAGACAACAATAACCGCCAACGGTATAGATGCAATCACAATAGCCAGCGCACCAAGTGGAACTTTCACAGCAACAAATACCGTAACAAGGGAAACTGTAACTGGCCCTATATCCGGCACAGATACTTTCTCAACAACAATCCCCGGTATATACAAGATCAAGATAGAATCCTGGCCTTACTTGGATTTTGAAACAATTATAACAGCGGTGGCCCCATAATGGCCTTTACTATAACTAAACCAATAGCAGAACATAAAGCCGAAGTTATAGCTAAGATAAACTCTCTTAGAGAAGTTAAATCAACTCAGCCTATAACTTACCTAACCATTACCTACGATGCAGACCAAACGGCTCAGAATAACATACAAGGTAAAATCCTAGAAATACAATCTAAGATAGCTTTAGCCTTACC